AGATCGGCGTTACTCAGCAGCCGATCACCCAGGCGATCGGCTCGTCCGATCAGGACATCGCGCAGATGACGGCGTTGCTCCAGGCGGTCGCCGACGAGGTGGTCCTTTACCAGCCCTACATCGACACGCTCGGCGACGGCTATTGGCTGATCGATCCGGTCAGCGGCATTCGCAAGGCCCGGCCGACCGCCGACACCGACTACATTCTGTTCGACGGGCGATTGGCGATCGCCGGCCTCAAGTATCGCTTTCTCCAGGCCAAGGGGCTCGAATTTGGCGAGCAACTGAGGGACTACAGCGACCGTCAGAACCGGCTCGCGGCGGCCATGAACGCGCAGGTGGTCGACCTCAACAACGACCCGAGCCCGTTCCAATGAGGATGCTGCCCAGCCGATATTCGCAGGGTGGGGCACCGCTGCAATTCAAGAAGAAGATCTCCAAGATCAAGCACGTCCAGGCGCCCTTGAAAGGCCTCAGCCTGACCAGCAAGCTGATCTCTGGTGATCCGCTCCAGGCGCCCATTCTAGATAATTGGGTCGTGGAAGAGGACCGCATCAGGGTGCGGCCCGGCACCATCAAGATCGCTCACCTGACGCCCGAGGCGCCGATCTCGGCGATCGTCCCGTTCTACGGCTTCCCCAACGCCTACCTGCTGGCCAGCAACACCAAGCTGCACCTGCCGAACGGCACCGTGTTCGAAAGCGGCTTCACCGACGATGACTGGGCCTGGACGGCGTTCAGCAATTTGGGAACCTTCGATTTTACCATCATGTGCAACGGCCACGATGGCGTCTGGAGCTGGGACGGCGGCACCAATCCCGGCCCGGCGCTCGTGACGGTGACCAAGGTCGCCAAGACCAACCCGGTGCAGGTAACGGTCGGCGCTGCCGACATCGGCAAGTTTCATGAGGGCCAGTCGGTCATCATGAGCGGCATCACCACCACCGGGCTCACCCAGGCGAATGGCACCAAGGCGATCACCTTTGCCGGCATGCCGATCAATACCTTCGCCCTGGTCGGGATCAACGGCACCGCCGCGGCGGCCGATCAGACCACCGGCACCATGCGGGCGGATCCGCAGGGGTCGCTGGCGCAGGAGGCGATCACCGCGCCGCTAACCGCGCAGTGGATCAACCCGCTGTTGTTCAGCAAAGTCTGCGCCCACATGAACCGGCTATGGTTTGCCGACGACAGCAACCTCGCGGTTTATTACCTTCCGTTACAGTCTAAGACCGGCGAGCTGAAGTATCTGCCGCTCAATGCGTTGTTCCGGCGGGGTGGTTCTATTCGCGCCATCTATCCCTGGACTGTGGACGGTGGACGGGGGCTGGACGACCAGATCGTGATCTTCACCGACAACGGGGAGGCTGCAATCTACGGTGGTACTGACCCCGACGAGGATTTCGAGCTGGTCGGGCTGTTCAGGTTCGATTCGCCGATGAGCAAAAATTCGGTGATGCAGTTCGGCGGCGATCTCTACGTGCTGACGTCGAGCGGCATGCTGCCAATGTCGACCATGGTGCGCGCCGAGGCTGAGAAACTCGGCAAGGCCGAGAAGCAGATCTTCTCCGCTTTCACCGACGTCGCCACTGCCCACCGCAACGAGTTCGGCTGGGGCCTCATGCTCGACCACCACACCGGCAACGCGATCTGCAATCTGCCGCTCGGCGGCGGCGTCTACCGGCAGCTCGTGCGCGAGATGTCGGCGTCGGTCTGGATGCAATGGTCGGCGCTCGATGCGCGCTGTTGGAATTGGATCGCCGGCCGGCTGATCTACGCCACCGACAAAGGCGTCGTGTACGAGGTCAACGACCTCTACCTGAATGACGACGGCCGCCCGATCCGCGCCGACGTCCAGTTCGCGTGGTCGAACTTTGGCACCGCCTCGACCAAGCAGTTCAAGCTGGTCTATCCGCACATCATCTCGGACGGCTCGCCGACGCTCTACGTCGACATCAAGACCGACTACGACACCACTGCGCCGGCTAACATGCCCGACGTGGCGATCGTCTCGGTCGGCTCCGACTGGAACACCGCCACCTGGGACGTTGACCCGTGGGCTGGGCAGGCGGCGCCGAGCGGCTCCTGGCAGGGCGTGACCGGAATCGGGCGCGTCGGTGCGCCGCGGTTCAGAGTTGCAGTCCAGAACTGCACTTTCGCGCTGTCGGCCGCCGATGTCGTCTATGAGGAGGGCTCGGTGCTGTGATCCGACACTCCTTCGACACCCCGCTCTCGATCGAGGCGCTGGCGTTTCTCAGCCAGCATACCGGCGTCGACTACGTGCGCTTTGACACCACCAACTGGCTGGCCGCCACCGCTACCAGGGACGGCGAGGTGGTCGGCGTCTGCTGCTACGAGCCGAAGACGTGGTTCGATTGGCATTACAACGCTGCCGTCGTGGAGCCCCGCTGCATCACCCGCCGGCTGCTCAAGGCGATGTTCACCGCGGTGTTCACCCAGGCGATCAGGGTCACGGCGCTGATCGAGCCTGACAACGCCCGCGCGATCAAGAACGCCAAGGCGCTCGGCTTCCAGTACGAGGGCTTCCTCAGAATGGGCGTCGAGGGCCGCCGTGACGCGCTGCTGTTCGGCATGCTGCGCGAGGACTGCAAGTACCTGCCCGGCTACCAGGGCGCCGGCACCATCATCAAAACCGATTTCGCTGGAGTTCCGCATGGCCAGCTCGCCTAAAGCGCCCGACCCGTACAAGACGGCCAGCGCCCAGCAAGGTGCTGAAAGCGCCGCTGCGCAGTCGTCGGCGATCATCAACAATCCGAACGAATACAACACCTACGGGCAGGTGAATTATGACATCGCCGGCTGGGAGCAGGTAACCGGCGTCAACGGCAAACCGATGCTGGTGCCGCGCTACAACCGGCGCGTCACGCTGACCCCGGCCGAGCAGAAGATCGCCGATCTCGATCAGAACACCCGCACCAATATGGGCACCACTGCGTCGCAGGTGTCCTCGACGCTGCCCGCCTACTTCGCCAAGAGCGTCGATAAGTCGGGCTGGAGCCCGTGGGCGCAGGGCCGCGAGTTCGAAGAGGCGACCGATCGGCCGGCGATCGAGGCGGCACTGATGGCTCGCCAGACCGAGGCGGCAGGCAGGCAGTCAGCGGCCGAGGATGTGCAGCTCGCCAACCGCGGCCTGACCCCCGGCTCGTCACAGTATGGCTCCGTCGATGATGCCCGCCGCCGAGCGATGACCGACGCCCAGCAGCAGGCCTACCTCGCCAGCGGCCAGGAGGCGCGCGCCAACTACGGTACGGCGCAGAGCCACTGGGAGTTCTTGAACGCGCTGCGGCAAGCGCAGGAGCAGTCCTCCTATGCCGAGCGCAATCAGAAGCTCAACGAGATCAACGCGCTGATGTCGGGCAGCCAAGTCAACCTGCCGCAGTTCGCTGCCTTCAGCCGCCAGGGCGTCAATGCGGCCCCGATCGGGCAATATATCATGGACAATTACGCACAAAAAAGTGCGAACGCGAACGCCTTCAACCAGGGGCTGTTCGGCGTCATCGGCGCCGGGCTCGGGGCCGGCGGCTACGCCATGGGCGGGAGGAAATAGGCGATGGCCAGCACTCCGAACAACCCGCAGCAGCTCAACCCCTACGGTGTCGCCGGCAATCCGAACGCGGGCGGCATAAATAGCGGCGAGGCGGCGCTCAAAGGCGACGACCTAACCGGCTCCTTCACCGCTGAGTGGGATCGCTACACGACCGAACAAGCGCGGCTGAAGAAGGAGGCCGAGGCCAAGGCCGCAGCCGAGAAGAAGGCGGCCGAGGATGCGGCGGCAGCGGCAGCAGCAGCGGCGAAGAAGCCGACCCGCAACACGCTCGCCGGCTACATGTATCCCGGCGCTTATGGCGTCCAGTACAATACTGGCGGCGGTCACGATTTCGGCCCGACCAACACCAGCAGCTATGGCCGCGGCGCCCACGTCGCTTCCGGCGATGTCTATCGCTACGGGCACGGGTGACGCCATGGCAAACCCTCGCACCATCCTCGGGGCAATGATCCGCAACGAAAGCGGCGGGCGTAACATCCCCAACGTCCACCAGGGCACCTCGTCGGGGCAGGCGCAGGGGTACGTGCAGATCACCACCGGGACATGGCGGGACTTTGCACCACGGGCCGGCGTCGATCTCGCCAAATACCCGACGCCGATGAAGGCGGCCGATGGGTCGCCGGTCCCGTGGGAGATCCAATCGAAGGTCGCCGGGATCATCCCGCTCAAGCGGTGGGACGAGAGCACGATCGCCAAGATGCGCGCTACCGGCAAGCCGATCGATCCCAATCGGACACTCGCTGAAAACCTCGCCATGAACGGGGAGAGTTTCGCGGATTTCGTCCCTGGCGCCAAGGAGCAGGCCAAGCAGTATGCGCTGCCCAAGGCGCAGAGCGTCGGCGGTGCCGGGGTCTATCAGCCGCCGGCCGAAGAGATTTCCAACACGCCCGCCAACGCCACCACCAGCCCCAGCTCGGTGACGCCGCCCTACGGCGAGAACCAGCCGCCCGAGGTCCATGAGAGCCAGCCGACACCATACTTCCTGGGCGGCGACAAGAGCGACACCAAGGAGCCAAAGAACTGGCTGGAGGTGCTCGGTAAGGGCATCTCGGATATCGGCGACGCGCCGCTGCCGACCGCTAAGAAGTTCGGCTATCAGCAGCCCAAAGCGGCACTCGTTGAGGGCCAGCCGATCGCGCCCGTGGCACCGCAGGATCCGAACCGGCGGGCGATGCTGGCGCAGATCATGATGCAGCTCAATTCGGGGAGACTGTTCTGATGAGTGCCTTCCCCGCCGACCCCTGGGCTGGCTTCCGTAAGCCGGGCTTCCCGGCGCCGCCCGGAGATCCGCAGGTAAGATCCACGCTCGGCCCGCGGATCATCTCGGACACCCCGGCAGCGGCTCCTGGCGCGATGCCGAGCATGACCTTGGATGCCTTGATGGCGCGGCAGAAGGAGCTGGCCGGGCAGCGCAACCCGCTCGGCGACATGACATCGCCGATGCAGGGCATCGCCTATGCGCTGAAGGAGGGCCTGCACGGCTTTCAAGAAGGCCGCAATGAGCGCGAGCAGAGCGAGGGTCGTGACCTCCTGGCGCAGACCATGGCGCAAGTCGATCCGATCAAGGGGCCGACCCCCGAGCAGGCGCAGATCATCTGGCAGCTCGACCCGGATCTCGGCACCGCGATCTATGGCAAGCAGGCCGAAACCCAGGAGCAGTGGACGGTGATTCCGACGCCGCCCGGCGAATCGGGCCAGTGGCTCCAGAACGAGAAGGGCGACCGCAAGAAGGTCGGCGGCGGCGAGGGCGCGGGCGGGCCGAAGGAGAGCGACGTCAACTCGATGGCCGACGACTTCGTCAATGTGCCCGACGTCAAGAAATTCCAGAACGCGCAATCGATGTGGGCTTCGTTGCAGGACGCCTCCACCCGCGATACCCCGCAGGCCGATCTGAACATGGTCATTGGCTTGGCCAAGATGTTCGATCCCGACAGCGTCGTCAGGACCGAGGAAGGCAAGGCGGTCGAGCTGACTGGTAACTTGCCATCGAACCTCCTCGGTCAGTTCAAGTATCTGATCGGCGATCCCACTGCGCGCCTGGATAGGAACGTCCGCATCGGCATGCTGGAGGAAGGCTTCAGCCGCATGAGCGGCTACTACAAAGGCGTTCAGGAAGCCTCGAATTGGTTCACCGAGAAGGCCAAGCGGCGCGGTTATGATCCCCGCGACGTTGTCCGACCATTCGCCGCGCCAACGCCGTTCGATCCGAAGAAGGTGGTCGGCTCTGGCAACACCGGCACGGGCAAGCCTTCTGAGCCGCAGCCGCCGCTCAAGCCGGG